CTTCTGCCAGAAGTTCTAGGAGTATGTGCATATCCTGATAACCCAGTTCCGTTTCCAACTGCTGACCCTATTCCAGATACCACTACACTTGAAGGAACTAAATTGGTCATAATAACTTGGTCAGTATCTCCAGAAGTAGTTGCATCATAGAAAGGAATATCTATTTTAAAGCAAAGGCTATCTAAAACCTCATCTACTTGATACCTATCGGTCATTTCTTCTTTCGCAAATAATTTAATATGAACATGGAAAGGAGCAAAGTGTGTAAAAATATTTTGTATATTTTTAAGAATTGTATCAGAAGTTAATGATATCCCTTCAATCGTATGTGCAATACTGTTTAAGGATATTGAGGTAAAAGCAAAAGAACTCTTAGAGCTCCAGAAATCTAACAGGTTAAGTTTTTCAGATTGACCTGACGCTATTACTGAACTTAAATTAGGAGGTACTTCCATACTACTTGTATGAAATTTCCATTTTTTATTCCAATTTAAATCATATAAAGTATCAGTTAGACCTTCTTTTTTAAGGATAGAAGATAGAGAGCCTACGTAACTTGTAGGAATTTCTAATCCTCCCAAAGGAGTGTTAGTACCTCTATCACTTCTACTACCTGTTAATACATCATTTAAAATTAAAATTTGCTCATCAGAGATAAATGTATTATCATAAAACCTATCGTTCTCCCAAGGAGGTACTTGTACATTAGCTTTTCCTCTATGATAAAATCCTGGGAAATCAGGGTCAGTAGGGTCATATGAACTTAAATCAAATTTTTTATTATTAATGTATATCGCTCCTCCCTTAGGTGCAAAATCACTAGCAGGAGTATTATCATGAACAACTTTAAGAACGTAATCAGTCGCAGCTCTATAATTTAAATCTAAGTTATCAACAAAAAACTGTTCATTAGATATACCTTTAAAAGCTGAAGCTGCTGTGTTATTACCAAAGCTAGGGTCATTAAGAACTGCAGATTCTGTAGCGATTAAATAATAAATCATTCTAGGAAGGAAACATTCCCACGTCTCTTCAAGGTCACTAGCTATGGTTAAGTTAGCGCCTGGAAAAATTAAACTTACTGCATCCTCTAAACATCTTCTAGTTCCCTTGCTCTTATATAAATATACTGCTTTTCTAAGTTGAGCTCTCCACCGGTCTACATCACCAGTAAGTAATTGCCATCCTATTAATGATGCTAAGTATTGCAAAAATTGAGGAGGACATCTTTCAATATCTACTAAATCCTCTAAATCTTGTATGGTAGAATTAATATCATAGAATCCATAACTAACAGCTTGTAGAAATTTAGTAAAAGCTCCACCTTCTACCTGTTTAGGTGAAAACTCTCCTGTAGTAAGATAAAGGTCTAGGTAAGTATCAAGGGTTGTAGAGGACTCATCTTTTTCATTATACCATACCCCTATTAAAGTTTTTAGTCCATCTAACAATTGGGTTCCAGAAGCATAGGTATCCGAAGATACGGTAGCATCCGTGCTATTAAATTGATGAGGTATGAAGCCTTTATAAAAATCTGATACTTCTCTATTTCTCCACAAATACTCAAATAAATATTGAATTGATTGAGTTTCTGTTATCGGTTTATTATCATACAAATCTCCTAATAAAGTTGCAATTTGTGAGGAGGGGTCGAATCCAGTAGCAGGTCCACTAGTATTTAAAAAATAAACCCAAGAAAGATTATTAACCAAGTAATCATGAACTCCCGACAAAGATGTTATTGTAGAGTCGACATGAGTTGTAACCCCATCTAGAAAAGTAGTTGTAGGGCTGTTCGTGTGGATATTAGGTAAAACTACAGAAGAAAGATATGATGTAAAATCAGCTTTGCTTGTAAAGGTATCAAATCCTACCCCTAAAGGTTTTAAAACTTTATACTCAAAAAGGTAAGGCTTTATATTCGTAAGGTTATTTCTAAGTATAAACCTAGACCTCAAATCTTGGTCTCCAGAGACAGTTACAATACTGGACACTTCATCTACTACTTTTAAAACTTTACCTAATACAGAATAAGAAATATCATCCTCTAACCCGTATATTGAATGGTCTGTATCGTGGTATAAATCAGGAGTTATAGTTTTAATAACATCAACATAATTATGCTGATGGTAGGTCTTTTTAGGTTTTCCTCTACTTCCTAGTCCTGATTTTTTAACCATTGCTTATTATACGTATTCTATATTTATTTCTAAATTATTTAACTGAAGAATTTCATTAAAATTTAATTTAATATCATCTTTTAAATTATCTAACTTGGAGAATCTAATCTCAGGAACTGAGAATAGTTCTC